CCATCCCGGCTAATGTGTTTACGGTACGCCCACATTGCAAAATTATTTCTAATATCTTTAGTGCAAATGGGCGTGGCATGATGGATGCCGCTATTTAGCAGATAATCTTTGGCACGATGCCCAGCGAACAGTACCGTTATATTTATAAATCCACGGTCCAACATCTGACGTTGGATACGGTGAATTAACGGCTCTCCGTGCGCTGGGATCATGTGCCGTGTTACGCCTAAATAATTATTCCATCTAGGCGTAACTTCTTCTCCAGCACAAATAATTACTTTGTGCATCTAGAGGGTAGAATACCATCCCGTAACAACAATCTTTCCTGTAATAAGACCGTATGTGCCGGGCCTAATATCTACAAACGTAAAGGTGAAATAAAAATTACCACAAACAATCGGGAAATTATTTCCTAGATAAGTTGTGGTTAATCCAGAAATACTATACTGAATAACACCTCCATCAACAACCCAAATATCTACCCCCGCAAGAGGAGCCACATCAATCGTATATGTTGCGACATCGGGGGATAGCCCAGCAACAATGATTGATTGCCCCGGCTCCGTAAAATTAAGCGCCGTAGTTTGGTCTGGTAGCGCGATGACGGTTTGAATGCCGCCACCACTAGCGACAGGAACCCATTCGCCGTTAACTAATTCTTGAAAGCCATTCTCTGATCGGAACGGCCCTGATACGGTTGAGGTACCCATGATTAGTTTCCTTAAAAAGTCTGATGAATAAGTTTCGGTATCGGCATAAAAAATTAACTGACGTTGATAATGCGCGATGTGCCAGTGTCGGTACTAAAATAAGTGCTACTGACTACTGAATAATGTGAATACGCCCCAAATTCACCCATGTATACAATTTGAAACTCCGCACTTTCATCCGTGTCGGAATCCAAAACTTGAATTGCATTAGACCCAGAACCGCTAGGCGGAAGAACCGCGACTGGGGTTGAGTAGGTATAAATCAAAGTCCTACCAGTTAATGCTGTATAAGGGGCACCATTAACAGCGGACAGCAAAATAGTCGCGGTATTTGTGGGGGTCAGCGTCCACGGGAAAATCAAGCTATAAACTTGCCCGATAGAAGTGGGAGCGGGCAAAGTGATAACCAGAGGGGAGGCTTCTCGAAAAATTACGGTTGCGCTATTGCCACCGCCAACAGGCGTCCAGACGCCATCTACAAGCTCTTGAAAGCCGTTCTCTGATCGGAACGGCCCTGATACGGTAGACGTACCCATTTTGAAACCTCACATGCGAGTTGCGTATCAGTCTGCATGTCGTCGCCGGGTCGTCTGATACGCTGGTTTGGATACCCCGGATACTGATGTTATATCACGGGGCCAACAAAAAGAAAAGGGGGCCGAAGCCCCCCTTTCTAACCACTTACTACATCAAGCGGGTGGCGTGACAGCCGCACCGGGCGAACCGTACATACCGAGCGGATCAGACCAACCGAACGAATAACGCTCGCGGGACTTGTAACGCACGTTGCCCGTGTCGAAGTCTCCGTCCATGCTGTTTTGCAGCGGGGTGCGAACGAAGTGCTTCATACCGTTGGGAACGTCCGTGGTCAGGAACCACGCATTGTTATCGGTCAAGAAGTGGTTGATCGTGTAGCCCTCGGGGATCGAGCCGTTGTTCTTCAGCGCGTTGATGTCGTTGTCCGTCGTGCCGACACGGAGTTCCGTCTCAAGCAGTCGGGTGGCAACGAACTGGAGCGCCGGGGGAACAACCAGCTTACGGGGCTTAGCAGCGATCAGCAGGCCACGCTCGTCCGCCCACGCAGCGATCTGAATGACAGCGGCCTCAAGCGAGGTCTCATTCAAATCAGCAGCGGTTGCGGGCGTGTTGCTGTTGACGCCACCAGACACCAGCGGGTGATCCGTATTAAACAGACTTACACCATCTCCACCAACGTAGGTGGGATTGAAGCCGTTATTCAGGATTGCCGCAGCTTTGACCTGCTTGGTGTACGCCATACCACGGGCCAGAGCCTTTGTGTAACGCGCCGACAGCGAGTCGTAGAGGTTGTCCTCAATCGCCTCTTCAGTCAGCGAGAAACCGAGAGCAATGGTTTCGTGGTTGTAGCGAGCCGTCCAAGCCTCTTGCGCGTTGTCATAGGCAATGGCGGCACCCTCACTCTTGACAGGAGCAGCAGAGAAGCCCGACAGCTTGGTCTCCTCTTCAAAGCTACGTTCCGAGGTCTCGGTTTCGTAGATTTCTTTGTGCTCTTCGCCGTAACGAGCGTACTCCAGACCAAACAGTGCGTTAAGCCCCGGAAGGAGTTCTTTCAGTAGTTGTGCGCGTGAAATAGCCATTTTTTAGAACTCCTTAAAGGATAGCGTAGCCAGTGGAGCCGGGCCAGTAATACTCGTGACCGCCGCCCCAATATTGGCCTGCTTCACCAGTGCTCTGGTATCCGGGCATGTTCCACTTGACGATCAGTTCGACGAACCCAGCATCCGTTGCGGTATCAGGCACCACATCTACCACACGAACTGGCATAAGCGGTTGCTGAAGAATGAAGAGCGGATTATAAAAATCAGCCACTCCATACAGGCTGTTACCCGTATTGGTATCACCGGGGTTTACCGCAACCAACAGATTCCGACCGATGTACTCCATACCGACAGCGGCGGGGACCGTACCGCCAGCCGAGTACACATCATCGTAGTAGTTTGGCACGTTGGTCACATGCACGACCTTGAACAGTGCATCGGGATCATCCACCACGTAAGCTTGGATGTCGTTTGCAACCGTACCAGCGGGGTAATACTGCGCAAAGGTCTTCTGCTTGGTCACGGGATTCGTGAACGTGCAACCCATGAAAATACCGATGGTGTACGGCTGAGCAGCGTGCGAAATATCACCTAAATTCGCCGCCGATAGCTGCTGAACGACAACGGTGCCGTTGATAGGAAGACCGCTATCAGGATCACGAAGGATTTTGACAGGATCACCATAGAAAATGTTAGTAGCGTACCCGCTTGCAATCTTAAACATGCGGGTGCTACCAGCGTACGGCTGACCACCAATTAGATTGATAGGCCGGAATCCGTACGGCTTTGATACCGTGGGATAAGTCATCTCAGACTCCTAAAAATTAAATACCTTTGCCGAAGCTGGTCGAAGATTTGCGCTCCTTAAAGAGCGGCATCCTCGGGTCACTTTGGCGCATGAGGGTGTTGTCTACTGCTTCCGTCTGAGCTTGGGCTTGCTTCTGCACATAGGCATTCCGCTGTTCCACAAACTCAACCGGGGTCTTACAGAGCATCAATCCACCAATTTCAATGTTGTCCCGAAACCGGGACGATGGATCGGCTAGCAGTCTAAATTTGGGTTGTTCCTCAACCGACACCGGTTCCCAACCTTCACGGAGTTTGGCCGAAAGATTACGGGGATCAGCGGAGTTCAAAATTGAGACACGAATCCAGCGGTACTCGTATCCGGGCTGTTTGTCAGGCTCGGGCAACAATTCAGCAGGCATCCACTGCTTAGGACGCTCCTGCACCGCACGTGTTTCAAGCTCGCGTGTAAGTCTATTTTCAGCCATTGGTGGCCTCCAATTTCAAAAACTCCTTCACGTACTGCTCGGGAGTGATGCCAAGTTTTTTAGCCAAAGCTACTTGGCTGGTCTTTAGTCGTACTTTGTTGGAAGCCGTACTGCGGACCGCTGGGGCTACGACCGTGCTCGGCTTTGTACGAGGCTGTTCGGTTTTGACCGGTTGTTCCTGCGCATCCTCAAACTGCTCGGGGAAACGCTTACGCATTGTTTTGTCCAATGCTTCGTAGTATTCATTAGACCCAACAGCCACTCCATCGTCCTTGAGTTCTTCGTGTAGACCCAAGGCAAACGCCGTCATTCCCCGATTCTTCCCAAACCACTGGTTGCGCTCTTGCCACGCTACCGCTTTTGGATCAGGTTTTGGCGCTGCGGAATACTGTTGAACCTGTTCAGTTTCAGGTTTTACCTCAATTTGTTCTTCTTGTAAAGAAGGCAATTTGAAGTTTTTTGCCTGTCGAAGCTCAAACCCAGCCTCATTTAGTGCTTCTTGAGCCTCAAGCAGCTTCTCAGAATCACCAGCTTCATACGCTTCTTTGTAGGCTCGCTTAGCCATCTCAAGCCGCAAAGTAGCTTCGCTTTGCTTGGTATTTACGTAGTCTTTCTCGCCCGTGGAAAGAAGCTGTTTGATACGCTTGTTTTCATCTATCAAGCGTTGGGCAATGGTCAAAGTCTCCTGTTGCTCACGCAGCGCCGCTTCTTTTTCTCGACGCTCGTCGTGCCAAACCTTGCGCATTTGCTTGAGCTTGGTCTTGACATCATCGCTATAGGAATCAAGCTCATCCTTCTCCAGTTCCTCAACTAGAGGCTTAGGCATCGGGGTCTTGCCACGATCTTCTGGTGGCGTGTCGTCCTCGATCTCAATCTCAAACTTATCTTCTACTACGGGCTTTTCTTTGGCTTCCTGAGGCTCATCAGGAAACTTAAATTCGTCCTGTCCAAACTGAGGCATTTTGTGCTCCTCTTACTTGCGTCGGATGCCGCGAGGATCGTCAACAACCCCCTCGACCGAATCGTCGTTGATAAGGCGAAATTCCCGTCCGTGAATGACGAGTCTGGAACCCGAATGAGGGCGCACGAGAATAAAGTCGCCTTGCTTACACCACGGCCCAGACGGGAACCGCGAGGCGTCTTTATAGCAATCAGGACCAAGCGCCACTACAAACAACACGGTGGTAAGCGTTTCCTCCATCCGAATCGTGTCGTCCGCTTTGATCAGACCGCTGTCGTACTCCTTATCAATTTCAGGAATGGCACACAGGATTCTGTAGCCAGAGGGTCGCGGTAGCTGCTTGGCTTTTTCTGCGTCTGTTGCTTCAAAGTTGTAAGAGCCAACTACCTGCGGGGCGCTAGGGTTTGTGCCTAGCAAGATTTCACTCATCCGAGTTCTCCAAGTTGTGTCGAAGGTCTTCAACAATCCCACACGCAGCCTCAAGACCTCGTATCTGGCCGCATGTGAATCGGTACTCCTCGAAGGAAGCGCAGTTGCCCCTAGACACTGCCTCTTGAAGCATTGCCATCCGGTCCAAAAACGCTTTCATCAAGTAGTCCAAATTCTTGTCCATTACTCACCTTTTGTCGGTTGTTGTTTCCGCTGATGTTTGTCGGACATGTGCTTGAGCACGTCCACGCCCATTGCCATCGCTTGCTGTTTTGCGGTGTTCTGTGACTGCACCGCAGACTTCATTGCATCGGCCTTGATGCGATCCCGCTCGACCTGTATCTGCGCGGCCTTGAGTTTGGCGTCCATCTGGTCTTTAGCAACCTTGCGCTGGTTGTCTTGCGCTTTAAGCTGCAACTCTTGCATCTGCATCTGCACCAGCGGGTCCTGCATCTGCTGCTGAGCTTGCTGTTGTTGAACTTGCGCAGAGTTCTGAGCCAACAGCCGTTGCGCCGCCTGTGCCAGCATAGGAGCCAACCGCGCCTCAACCTCGGGGGCCATGTGTTGTTCTTCGCCCGACTCGTCAGTCTGCGGCGGCAAAGACATGCCAAGCTGTTGCTCGATCTGCTTACGATACTCAAACCCAAGATGCTCGTTGATGTGTGACATCATCGCCGCCTGCAACTGCTGCGCCATCGGGTTGTTCTGGAGCAGTTGCCCGATCATCGGGTCTTGCATCGCGGACATGTGCACAGTGATGTGCGCCCGGTGGTCTTGGTACAGGAACGCTTTGACCGGCTTCATCATCAGGATGCTCTGGTTCTCAGTCACCGGATCAGTCGGCTTCTGGTCCTCATCCATCGGCACCAGCTTCTCAGCATTCTTGATCCCCAGCACGTCCAGCATCTGCCTATGGAGCAGCGGCATGTTGTATATCTGAGGGGTTGCCTGCGCCAACTGCATGACGGCTTGGTACTGCACAATCTTCTGCGCCATAGTGCTGGCGTTGGGATCACTGACCGGAATGACATCCACGTCGTCGTAGTCAGACTTCTTGGCCTTGCGTGAGCCTTCGGTCGGCTCGTAGCTGTACTCCTCGGGGGTGTAAGCAGCGATGATGTTCTTGAGCAGCCCCAACTCTTGCTTCATCGAGTAGTGGATGCGGGCCTGCACAGCACTCATGGTCTTGAGGGTGCGCTCAAGAATAGCCAGCGTCGTCCCCACCGGGGCTTGGGCTGACATGTCACTGATCTGGAGATCGGCAGTGTTAGCGAACCTGCGTCCTTCCTCAATGATCTTGTCCATCAAGCCAGCAAGCGTCTGGCTCGGCTCTTTGTAGGGCAGGGGCAGCAGGTTGTCCCGCAGCGCACCACTGGGCACATCGACATCGCGCCACTCCCCCGGACTGATGGGGGTATCGTCACCCTTGACCCGCATGCCACGAGTCTTAAAGCCACCGGGCAGATTGCTCAGCGTACCCGCATCGACAAGCTGACGGAGCAGTGACGTGGAAGATTTAGCGTAAGCCCCGATCAGATGGATGAGACCAAAGTGGTAAAACCCAAAGCCGGGGATGTACCCATAGTGCACAAAGTGCTGACGCTTCTGGTAAGTGGTGTCATCCGGCTCCCAGTTGCGACGAATAGCAAGAACTTTTCCCGTGCCCTTCTCAAGCGTCACGATGTACGGCAGCGCAATGCCAGTAGCCTCGCCTTCCTTGTCCTCGTGCTCAAACCCAGACAGGTCCAACTCAACCTGCACCTCAAGAATCTTGAACCGGTCGTCTGACGTAGCACGAAAGCCCATTTTCTCGGCAATTTTCTTCTCGACTTCATCGAGCACAACCTGCGGCTCACCCAAGTCGATGTCCCGATAAAAGCCCGCCACTTGCAAGCGCCGAAGCTCGTTCTCGGTCTTACGCATCACATGAGTTACACGGGGTGCTGTCTCCAGATTCGATGCGCCATAAGGCACCACTAGGTCCTCGGCAGGCACAAAGATCGAAGTCTGCCGCTCCATGTACGGGTCGTAATAGACTTTCTTGAACGCATTACCGGCAAGCCCCAGACCCCAAAGCATGCGCTCATGCTCGGGCCGATACTCGGCCATCACGTCCATCAGTTGAAAGTTCATGTCCTCTTGCACACGAACCGAGGACTCTTTCTTTTGCGGCGTTTCTTTACCAATGATCTGCGTCTTGACCGGACCCGACGCCGGGAACGTACTCATCATGGTCTCGGACTGAAACTTGACCAGTGCCTCAGACAGCATGGGGTGGTACACCCCGCACGCGCCTTCCCACGGTTCCGCCCGTTGCTCGATCTTCATACCAAGCAACTCAAGCCCATCTACGTAGGTCTGAATCCAATCCTTGCGGGACGCAACGTCGTCATTGAAGTCGCTCAGTAGCTCCGCCGAGATTGACTCAAGCTCTGCTTCGCTCATGTATTCAGCAAGATTGGCGTTGAAATCTTCTGCTGATTCTTGTGCAGGCTCGATCTCAATCTCCATTCCATCCATACCAATCGTGACCGAATCCGGATTTTCGATCTCAATCTCAATCGGGGATTCGCCTTGCCCGAGCGTTTCCAATCCTTGCGGGGCTTGGTACAGGGCTTTGTCGATGTTTGTTGCCATGATTTTTCCTAATAGTATTCGCGCTTCCTGCGGAACTCGGTGGGTTCGTCACGCTCGTCGGACTCTAGTCTAATAAACCCACCCCGTCTATAACGCAGTAGCGCCTGTGTCATCGAGTCCACCATGTCGTCGTGTTCCCCGGAAGGAAAACTTGCGACCTCCTCAACCAACTCTTCAGCCCAGTTGGTGTTTGGCACCCAGACACGCTTGGAAGCAAAAATGTCCGCGACCGCGTTCAGCCTAGCTATTTTATCGTTCCCCCGACTGGGGGTAAATTCTTGCACGGGGATACCCATCGCCCGTAGCTCATATATGAGCGGCGACCCCGCAGCTTTTGCCTCAACGATCAGAGCATCGGGGTTCCATTCCCGAAACTCTTGCATTGCCCGCTGTTTTAGCTCAGGAAACTCCATGCGCCGTTTGAACGCATTGAGCAAGATTATGTTGGCCTGCTCAAGCCCGGTATCGTCTGGCTTATAGAACACGCCCCATGTAGTGCAGGCTGAATAGTCCGCCCGCTCGCTTTTCAAAAATGCGGTATCCCATGACTGGATAAGGAAATCGCAGTATGGCGCGCTATC